AGTTGGTAAAGCGAAGATAGCGCATGCCGCCGCCATCGAAGCGACCGGGCCTGAACGATGCTGTTCCGCTGGTGATCAGCCCGTCATGGCCGCGCAGGGCCCAGCCGGTGGTCGTGCCGAGATCGAGGGCAAGGATGGTGCGCGCGGGCTCGGTCGGGATGGGCGTTTTCGGGGTTGCGCCGAGATTGGCCTCGGCGAGAGTCGTATCAGCCATGAGTGGTCTCCTTTTCTGGTTGGCTGCTCGGGTGGAAGACGACGGCGGTTGATGCTTGGCGGTACCGGCCGCCGTCGTCGGATTGGGGTTTTGGGTCGAGACTTGGGTGCACGAAATTTGCCCGGGGGTAGGTGGTGGCTCTCCCCGCCTATAGCGGGGAGGCCACCTACCCCCTTAGGGGTACTTTTTCCGAAATCTGGAATCTGGCAGAAGATGTTGATATTGAATAGAAAATCCAGATTGCGGAGCAGATTGCGGATACCCTCATACGAAATCTGGAAATGGGCACTCAAGTGTCTGACGAAAAACGGAAAAAGCCAGATTCCAGATTTCGACAGGATTTCAGATTTCGGAAAATCTGGCCAGATTCCGGATTTGAGATGCCAGATTTCGGATGGGATCAGGGCAGCGAAACTCATGAATTCGTCCCCTCCGGACGGACCCATATCTCGGGGTTTTCGACCGGCAGGACGGCCCCTGTCTGGGCGCATTTGTAGTGGCTGGGACGCACGGGAATGCGGACGGGAAAGACTTCACCCGTATCGGGATCGACCAGGTCTTCGCCGGTCGCCAGCTCCGTAAACTCGGTGCACAGATACCCGTATTTGCTGCGATCGGTGGGCAAGCCCAGATCACTGGCAGCGTCCGCCTTGACGAACTTGATCACCCCCTTTGTGGTCAGCACGTTCAGGCGGTCACGGATGCTCGTTTGCCCGCTCAACCCGCCCTGGTTCTCGAATGACTCTGCGAAGAGCGTCATGGTGTACATGCGTCCCGCGCGCGCTTCGCGCTCAAGGATATCGGTGATCACCTCGCCCTTTCGGTCACGTTCCGCGTCATGTTTTGTCCCGACCTCAGCTCGCACAAGCCGTTCGTTCATCGGGTTGATCTCGACCCATTCGCCCTTGACCTTGTCGACGATCTTGGGCTCCAGCGCCGGGCCATTGCGGAGCTCGATTTCCAGCTTGCGCTGCGGGCTTTCCTCGTCGGGGCGGTGCAGGATCAGCCCGGTGGTGTAGAAGCCGCGCAGAGCGCTGGCGCCGGAGAGCGCGAGGAAAGGGTCCTCCTTGACCTGGTGCTTCGACAGCTTGCGCGTGTGGTGGACAAGGATCACGCCGCAATCGGGGTCGATGTGATCGCGCAGCACCTCCACCCGGTCCTTGAGAAAGAACATCATGGCAGTGTTGTCGTTCTCGCCGCCGCCGTCCGGGCCGCCGTCGAAGAGGTTGCGAATGGGATCGACGCAGAGAATGTCGGGCGGCGCGTCCGGGAATGCGCGCCGGACGGCGGTGGCCACCTGCATGCTTCCCTCGGCGTCGAGCAGCATTTTCAGCTTGGGCGTGGCGACGAATGTGTCACGCGCGGCCGCCAGCACCTCGGGCGGCAGGGCGATCTGGCGCAGGCGCTCGCGCAGATAGTGATACTGGATCTCGGCCTGCAGATAGAAGATGCGCAGCGGTCGCGGCGGGGTGAAGCCGAGGAAGGGCTGCCCTGCTGCCATGTGCACGAGCCAGGAGATCAGCAGATCGCTCTTGCCGACCTTGGGCGCGCCACCCAGCACCAGCAAGCCACCGGGTGTCAGCACGCGCGGCGCGATGATGTCTTCGGGCATGGGGCTGGTGTCATCGAGCAAAGCGCCAAGCGTGAAGGCGGGCATCTCGTCGGGCGCAGGGGCGGCGCTGTCGAGGCGCACGAGCGGGGGGCCGTACTTGTCGACATGACGGGCCCAGAGCCGTTCGGACTCGCGCTTGAGCCGCTCCACCGTCCACTGGGGCCGCAGCATGGCGGCGTTGTAGCCGCAGATGCCTTCCCAGCCTTCATCCTTCGACATCCGCCCCTCATGGACCATGCGGATGAAATACCCGATCGCGGCCGAGGCCCCCTCGAAGCGGGACCAGTCATCCTGCGCGCTCTCGCGCACCGGGGTGACCAGCACATCATCCACGCCGGGCTTGTCGGGCGCGGCGAAGTCTGGCTGCAGCGACACGCCCGGTGCGGGCGGCATGTCGGTCACCGCCTCGGTGAACTCGCCCAAATCGCGTTCCAGCTCGGCGTTCAGCGCGACGATGCGCACTTGGGTCTTGAGGGTGTTCTTGTAATAGACCGAGCCCGCGACCCGGATCGGCTGGTGCGCCGAGCGGAAATGCATGTCGCCGCCGGCCTTGGCGGCAATGTCGCCGCGCAGACGAGTCACGCGTGCAATGTCACTGCCCTCGGCGGGCTCGGTCAGTTTCCACCAGACATGCGCCTTGTGCTGCCCCTCGGGCGTGACGCCGCCGCTTTCGACCACCATGGTCGGCGGGCCGAGGTGGCGCTCGAGATGCGCGCGCTTGGCGGCAATGTCGCCGGTGTCGATATCGACGACCACGGTTTGCATCTGCTGGACGTCGTCCGCCTTGGCCTGTCCGGGCTCGGCGACGGTGCCGGGGATGACATAGACGGCAGCCCCTTCCCGCGCTGCCCAATTGGCGAAGGTGATCATCTTTTCGGCCGCCGAGGCATCCGCCTCGATCCAGATGTTATGCGGGCGGCCATCAAAGCCCTGGCCCTTGTCGATGAAGCTGCGGACGGGGATCAGCCCGTCGCAGTAACCGAAGACGACGTCCATGAACTCGGCGATCCGCTCGGGGTCGGGCTCGTCGCCGAACACATCGATCTGTGGTGCTGCGTCGTTGAAGTCGCGCCACGGATTGAAATGGACGAGGTTTTCCTTCGGGGGTTCGGAGGATGTATCATCCGACGGGGTTTGAGGGTCGTCGTCCTTGTGATCATCATCATGCGCCATGTCGATATCCTTTCTCACTTTGCTTGTGTCGGGCGGGTCTTCCGGGGTTTCATTCATGCAGGCAGGCTCCAGCAGCGCTCCGCCCACGCGCAGAACCGGCATTCGAAAAAGTCGCGATTGGCAGCGACACGGGGCAGCAATTCGCCCGCATCCGTGGCCTGCAGGATCCGGACGCCGCGGTCGGACATGCGCTGCGCGAGACCCGCGTCGAAGGGCACAAGCTCGTGGTGCAGCTCGGCGGTGTCCTTGTTGATGGCGGTGAACACGGCAGGGACGGCGCTGATGCCCGGCACGCTCGCGTCCATGTAGGCCTGGTAGACGGCGATCTGGGCGGCATAGACCGGCTTGGAGACCGCAACGCCGTCCTTGACGCAGGCGCGCCAGTTCTTCGCGTTCATGGTCTTGCATTCCCAAAGCGCCGGGACAGCGAGGCCGAAGCTCTCGGGGCCGGCGGCAAAGATACCATCGACATGACCACGGATGCGCCCGCCCGCGACCGAGAACCCGAACTGGCCGCCATCTGGACGGTTGCCCTTTTGCGTGTAGAGATCGAACCCCGCGCCACGCAGCCAGCGGATGGCGAGCTCTTCCAATTCGTGACCGATGGCGAAGATGCGCAGCACCTGGCCGGAAAAGTCCTCGCCCTCGTCTTTCGGCGTGGCCGTGTATTCAAATTGCAGGGCCCGCTCGCAGGGATGGCCAAGGCGAGAGCCGCCAAGGTAATCACGGGGTGGTCGGCTGGCGTTCTCGGCGGTGAGGGCCGCATCGATGGTCGCGTTGACGCGCTCGGCGAAGCCGGGCCGGTGATTGAAATCCAGCATCAGAACGGCACCTCCGACTGGCTGGCAATCTCAGCCATCTCGGCGCGGAAGGCCTCGACGGTGATGACGATCAGCCGGTGCATGTCGTTCTGGCTCAGCTGGCCCAGCGGGCGGTCCCAGCCGATGCGCTCCATTTCCGGCGCAAGCGCGCGCATCACGGCAGGCAGAGCCATCGTTTCTTCTTCAGTAAAATCAACCATGTTCAGTCCTTTCCTCGCTTTTTGGGTGAAGGCCGCCTGGCAGCCCATGGAGCAGAACCAGCGGTATGTGCGTTTGCCGCGCGGCCGGTTGGGATCGAACCAGCCGAAGGCGCGGGTGCGGGATGTGCAGACGGCGCATAGCGTGCCGCGCGGATGGCCGGGGCGATCAGGGCCCGGGCGATCCGCAGCCGTTGCGGGCGGGGACGGGATTTGCGCGACACGGCTCACGCGGCCTCCCGCACGGATGGGGCCGCGCTCAGGATCAGCTGCCGGATGGCGCGCTTGTTGAAGGTGAAGGTCATCAACGCCGAGGCCTTGTAACGGGTAAGGCCGTAATCGTCGCGCGCGGCGGGTGAGAGATATTGCAGCTGCTTTTCCGTGGCGGGCTGGTTCAGCCAGGCGCGCGTCTTGAAGGCGCTTTCGTCGGTCTCGTGATCGTTCAGCCAGTCATCGGCCTGCGCCAGGCACACGCTGCGCTCGCCGATACCCAGCAGCTGCGGCTGCGCCCCGCGCGCGCCGCCGATGCCGTACCAGAGGCCGTCGAGCCAGAAGACGCCGCCCCAGGCCGAGAAGCCCGTGGCCAGCAGCGCATCCTCGGTGCCGAAGAGATCGACCCATTCGAAGCTGGAGCGTTTCAGCAGATCGATCTCGGTCATCAGGAAGCCGGAGAGCGCCCCGCCGTGGGCTCCCTCAAGGGTTTCACCCTCATCCTCGACCAACCCCTCGCCGCAGATCGGGCATTCACGCGAGGCCAGCGGAATATCGGCCTGACACGCCGGGCAGGTCTTCGACGGGGCCTCACCGGTTCCGGTATTGCCGTCGAGATCGACGTCCTGCTCCAGCGTGCCATGGGTCAGGCTGGACGTACCGAAATCCAGCACCACGCAGTCGGTCTTGACCACGCCCGGGTGCTCGGCGGGATCGACCGTGCGCAGGCCGCGCCCGACCATCTGGATCATGGTGGACTTGTAGGACGAGGGCCGCAGCAGCACGACGCAGGACGTGGGCGGATGGTCCCAGCCTTCCGTGAGCACCGCGACGTTGGTGATGACGCGGATCTCGCCCTTCGCGAAGGCCGCGAGGATATTCCGTCGCTCGTCGCCGGGCAGATCGCCATGGATCAGGCCGGTGGGGGTGCCTGCATCGTTGAAGGCCTCGGCGACGTGGCCGGCGTGGGCCACGGTCGAGCAGAACACCACCGTGGGCCGATCGGCGGCTTTCTCCTGCCAGTTGCGCACCACCTCCTCGGTGATCGGCGCGCGGTCCATGATCTCGGCCACCTCGCCCATGTCGAAATCGGACGCGGTCTTGCGCACCGCCTTGAGCTTGTCCTGGACGCCCACATCGATGACGAAGGTGCGCGGCGGTACGAGGTGACCCGATGCGATCAGCTCGCCCAGACGAACCTGATCCGCGACATTGTCGAAGACAGCGCGCAGACCCTTCTTGTCGCCGCGGTTCGGCGTGGCCGTGACGCCGAAGATGCGCGCCTCGGGGTTGGCATCGCGCACATGGTCGATGATGCGGCGATAGCTGTCGGCCACGGCGTGGTGCGCTTCGTCGATCACCAGCAGGTCCAGCTTCGGCATCCCCGTCAGATTGGCCTCGCGTGCCAGCGTGGGGACCATGGCGAAGGTCACCTGGCCGCCCCATGATTTGGTGGTGGCATCGACGACGGAGGTGGACACATCCGGGACCACGCGCCGGAACTTGTCGCGGTTCTGCGCGGTCAACTCATCGCGATGAGCCAGCACGCAGGCCTTGGCATCCGTGTCTCCGAGGCTGTCGCCGGTGACCGCCGACAGCATGATCGTCTTGCCCGCTCCGGTCGGCGCGATGCCCAGCGTGTTGTCGCGGGTGCCGAGCGCAGACAGGCTGCGCTCGACGAAGAGTTTCTGGCGGGGACGCAATCGCATGGTTCAGTCCCTCACTCGGCCCAGCTCGGACGGCCCGAGAAGCCGGGGGTGGCCGGCGCTTGCTGCGCAGGCGCCTCCTGCGGCTGCGGCTGCGGCTGTGACGCTGGTGCGGGATGACCCTGCGCAGGTGCAGGGGGAGCAACCGGTGCCTGATGCTGCGGCGAGAATGCGGGGGGCTGCATCTGCGGTGCCATGCCCGGTGCCGCGCCATGACCCATGAGCTGCGCATAGTCGCGGTGATCGGGCATGACCGCGCTTTTGATCTCGTTGCGCTCTTCCCCGCTCGAGTCCTTGCCGACATCGATCCGGGCGATGAACTCGATCCCGTCGA